CGCGGCCCTGTTGGTCGCGCGCCTCAGATTGTTAATACAGTCGTTCCACAAGTATGTTATCCGTATACCGCTATCGCTCAGCAGACGAGCAAGATGACCCGATCCGAGACCTACCAATGGTCAACGATCGCAGTCTTGTTCATGATACGAGGAGTCTATTAATAGACAGTCCTGATGTTACCCCTATCTGGGTTGACATCCATGAGGAATGGTCCGGGCAGGTAAGGCTACCTGCGCGTCCCATTTATCCGACTTTCCTAGAATGGAGAGTCGGCCCCAAGCGTACACAAAAGAGATATTGGAACCCCTTCACGCACTACAGGTGTAGTGCGCAGGTGCGTCCCTATTCTCTTGGAGCGTTCAATGCCAGGGTGCCGGTTGCGCGGGGTGACCTCGATAAGAGGATCCCGATGCTATTCCGGCTTCCTGACAAAGATAGAAGTCTGCTCTATAATAGCGAGTTCGGAGCTTACGGCAAGTTTGATAAAGACTTACCGTTGATGACCGAGTTCGATCCTATAACTCAGCAGTACATACTGCCAGAGGAGGAAGAACTCGAGGGGTTACAGGCCGCATCCCTGCGGAAGATGTTACCCGGTATAAAGAGTGAACTTAGTCTTGTCAACTCTGTCATAGAGTTGAAAGACTTTCTTACTCTAGGTCACTCCGTGCGACGTCTTGGTGCCTCTATTGAAAGCCTAAAATCTATATTTATTGGCTCTTCTAAAAAGGCGACGTTGTGCGAGCTCCTCGGAGCCTCGGCGGATGGTTGGTTGCAATGGAAATTCAACCTTGCACCATTCGTATCTGACTTGCTTGGTGTTTACCAAGCAATAGTATCCTCGAAAGCTCGTATTGACGAGTTAATGAGGAACGAAGGAAAACCAGTCAAGCGGCACTTCACCGCTGTCATTACTGACGAAGAAGTGAGGACCGACGAAGTCGGTCGTAGCGACACCGTTACTTTTGGAGTAACAGGGCGCTACCAATCTCGTTACACGTGGACCGATCCTTCTACAGGAGAGGTACATGTTGATGAGACTGATTCATCGTATCCTAGCGTCAACCCATTCTCGTACAGAGTGTACAAGGTGGTTCGAACTGTTAGGACTCTTCCGGCTGTGTTCCATGCCCAGATGCTATGTACTTACGAGTACAACGCATTGCAACATGAGTTTGCTCATGGCCTGGCACTTCTAGACAGTTTAGGGGTTAACTTAAACCCTTCGATTATCTGGAATGCCATTCCCTGGTCTTTCGTTGTCGATTGGTTTGTCGGCGTGAGCCGATATCTCAATGACAATTATAAGATCGGTAACATGGATCCCCAGGTACGCATACTGCGGTATTCCCAAAGCGTTAGAAGGGAGAGGTTCATTACGACTTCGGTAGTCGTTAAGGACCTTTCTTCTCCTTATTCTAGCGTCGGGTCTATTCCGCTTCATCGGGTACACGAGACGGCTTATAACCGCGAACTCGTTGAACCGACTAGAGACTGGTTATCCACCAGTGGGTTGAACCCAATTGAGTTCAGCCTCGGCCTCTCACTCCTCGTTTCGAGGTATAAGAAGCCAAAGAAAAGAGTGAAACCATTGCGGTTTGACACTCATAAACCAAGAGTTACACGTCCGAGGACATTTCGTCTTAGTCGATCACACGGTCCGAGCAATCTCGACCGCCTTATCGCCTTGCGGCGAGCCGGCAGATTCATCTGACTGACTCGTCACACACGTGTGACTTCCAACGGGCAACTGCCCAAAACTCAAGCATGCTAAGTAATACACTCAACACAAATGAGATCAAGAATTCTGCTGGGACGGAAGTTGAATTCCAATCCCAAAAGATCAATGACCGCTCGCGGATTTTCATGCAAATGCCTGAAGCTCCTGCGACTCCTCACCGGCTTACTATTAGCCATCAAGAAGTGGGGACAGGGACCAAAATGCGACGGCGATCCTTAATCAGATTTGACAAGACTGTCATCTCTGGTGTGGATTCCGTCACACCGGTCATAGTGACCGCTTACACTGTTCTGGACGCCCCGGTGGGCGCCATGACCAGTATAGCGGAAGCTACCAATGTACTCGCGGAGTTACAATCGTTTCTCTCCACAACTGGAGCCGGAACGACTGTTCTCTTCGATGGCACTGGCAACGGCGCTGCGGCTCTGTTGAACGGAAGCCTGTAAGGCTACTCGTCAGCAAAGACCGTTCTACTTTGCAGAAACCCTTTTATTAGGGAATCTGTGAGGTGGTTTACATATCACCACGCCATAATGGCCTACCTGGCGCCGCCCTTGCGGGCGGCGCCTTGTAAGTGAATCACGGCTAAGCTTCAGCCGCTCCCCAAACCGATTCAGAACCGGTGTATGGGGTTAGCTGATCCTCGAAAACTTCGAGGTTGCGAACAACACAATAGGCGGAGAAATCCCCCTGCGCGTTAATCGCAGCTCCTGCGGTGAATGATTCTATATTGACGATTGCCACCACCATGACACGCTTTCGTGCGTGTTTCGGTGGCGCTTTCGGAACTTTGTAGAATCGCGTTTGAGGTATAAAAACCTTAGACATATGTAGACCTGTATAGTTAGAGATCGTGGAGTGTATGCATGTTCTAGGATGATAACCATTATGGCATCACACCGGAGCCTAGACGAGTATGAACTCATCGCTGCACTACTCCGCGACGTTGCGAAACGTCATGGAACTGTGTTTAACAACCAGAGTCTGCGCTTAACCCTATCAAAGGTAAGGCGCAGGCTACAATCCGAAGGAATAGGTTTCTTAACAAAAACCTTGCCCAAACTCGGCAAGTGCCTGGATAAGGCGCTTGCGGAACAAAACACAATGGACGCCTCCCTAGTAAGGCTAAATACCTTACCAGGGAGCAAGCTGCCGAAATTATTCGGTGAGCTCTTCCAGCGTGTGTTCGACGAGCACGGGATGGTCCTTCGGGAACCATGTACACAATGCATCGCTACGCTACGTCAGCTCTGCTACTTGTTTTACAAGTACGAGCTGCCGTACACAGCAGAATGCGAACAACAAGTTATTGATCGGTTTGTAAAGACCGAGCAAGAACTATTAACCGTTAACGAGCGCCTCGAAGTAATTCGAAACGCTCTATCATGCATAAAACCTACTGATCGTCTCCGGATATCCGGAGACCCGGTCGGAATTGCACGCAAAGCTAGAATCCTTCTTTCGAAGGTTTTCGCTTCTTTTGACCCACTCGATATAGATCCAAAGCACGGACCCGGCGCCGTTGCCACCCGGCAACGGCCCTGGGAGAAGTACAATTGGACCAATGTTTGTGGGCGCATCACAGACAAATGGCCCTTAGACGCATATTTCTTTGCGTCTTTGACACATGTCTGCGACCGAAAATCGCATTTCGATGCGATAACGGACTTGGATCTTCCGGCTCGAGTTGTACTCGTTCCGAAAGACTCACGCGGCCCGCGCCTAATCTCTTGTGAACCCCCTGATTTTCAGTGGATCCAGCAAGGGATGCGTGAGGCTATGGTTAAGTTAGTGGAATCACATGAGCTTACACAGCAACATGTTCATTTCACTCATCAAGAGTTCAACCGTTGGGCAGCCCTTTCGGGCTCGACCGATGGAAGATACGCTACGCTGGACTTGAAAGATGCCAGCGACCGCGTTTCTCTTGAGTTGGTTCGCCTACTGTTTCCACCACACATTGTGGAGTATTTGGAAGCATGTAGGAGCTCTGCTACGGTGTTACCGTCCGGCGAGGTATTAACGCTTCGAAAGTTCGCGCCTATGGGAAGTTCCTTATGCTTCCCTATTATGGCGCTTACAATCTGGGCTATCCTTGCTGCCGGCTCACCTGATGCGGATACACAAGAGTGTATCCTAGTATACGGTGATGACGTGATTGTCCCACAGGCTCACGCCTGCAACGCAATCGAACAGCTCGAATCATTTGGTTTACAAGTAAACCGTGACAAGAGTTGCACCAAAGGATTCTTCCGAGAATCCTGCGGCGTCGATGCCTACAAAGGCATCGACGTGACGCCAGTCAAGTTAAAGACTGTATGGTCGCCATCTCATTCGCCCGACAGTTATCTGAGTTGGTTGGCGTACTGCCAACGACTGCATGATAACGGGCTCTATGGAACTTACGATTACATCGTAAGGAGGTTGTGCCGAATCTATTGGCCAATCCCGACGAAGGACCTGGGTTTCCCCGGTCCTAGTCTCCCAGAAACACCTGATTCGCTCATCGTGCCAAGGGCACCAAGCAGATGGAATCAAGACCTTCAGAAGGTCGAGTACCTCTTGCTCTGTCCAGTGGCGCGATCTACGCATGTTGATGCGGATGGTTGGTTGGCCCTTCTGCGTTATTTTGCAGAAAAAGCTAACCATGCCAATCGATGCATCAGACATGAGCATACGCACATTCTTAGGTCGTCTTATGATGACTATCATGAATGCTTCAGGGTCGGTCAGTATACACAGCAACGTATGAGCAAACTCGTACGAAGCTGGCGATGAGTG